GTATAACTTTACCAGCTTAAGGGAAGGCTGGTAAAGCAGGATAAAGTTACGTTTTTTCCTGGTGAAGTGAAACAGTTTTTGGTGGGGACTAAAATGTATTTTGTTGCCGTGAACTACCTTAAGCTCAACCATAAAGAATCCACAAGAATCGTTGTATCCCAATAGATCTGGCACACCGAAGGATGCCCAAGACTCCAATCTTGTCCACTGAATTTTAGGTGTTTTCTTCTTAATTAATTGCCAAAATTTAGACTCTGGTTTCAACGGACACACCTATTTTTTCTTACGGATTTGCGTACTAGATTCAATACATCTGCGTACATAATTTGACTTTTTATACAACTATTTATATACTTTGGCTATGTCTAATTTAATTAATAAAAAGATGGGTAGAAAGCCAGCATTGACGCAAAGGCAGATGAAATTTGCTGAATTGTATGTGTATAATGATGGTGAAATGAATCAGACTCAATGTGCACTAGAAGCAGGTTATAAGAACAGACCTAGACAAAATGCATCTGATCTAAAGAACCCAAAAAAATACCCACTGGTTCATCAGTACATAGAAAAATTAAGAAAAGAAGTCAGAGAGCAACACGGAACAGATTTTCATCGTCATATGAATATGATGGGTAAGATTAGAAATGTATCTTTAAAAGATAAAGCTTATGCTGCAGCAAGTAATACAGAATACAGAAGAGGCCAGGCTGCTGGTCTATATAAAACAGATGTTGTTCATCATCATATTGACAAAGATTTAAGTAGTATGTCCAAAGAAGAGTTAATGGAATATATGGAAAATAAATATGTCAATAATATGAAAGACGTTACACCAAAAGAAGATGTAATAGAATCAGCAGAAGAATTAAACCCTGATAGTGATTCAGAGTAGCAACAACTCTACTAAATATTTTTCTTGGAAACTTTTTTACTAGTGACCACTTGTTTATAACTGGTTTGTATTCCATTTGAGTCAGGTCCTTTCCTTGGTGGTAATTGGTCCCATTTTACATTAGGCATATTATCTGTCAATGTAGGATTAAATATTCTGTTAAAGTTTTCTTTATACAAATCATTGGTAGGTCTTGATCTACCATCATAACTAAATTTTTTATTTTTCATTTATTTTCTCCATACGTACTATACACCCTTTTGGGAATACATTTCTATCACTAAATAATTCATCATTAACTTCATAACTTGCAAAGGTTCTTACATTCTTTTTATCTTTGTTAAGTAGATATGCGTGAGTTACCATCTCTGAAGGCATAAAGCCCTCTGCTGTATGTAAGTCTGCGTGGCCGCTGTCACCCGTGATATCCAACCACGTGATCTTATAGAAGTAATATCTCTTCTTCTTGATCACAACAGATTTGTATTTAGATTTTTTAGGATATCTCATATTAATCTATATACTGTATAGTGAGATTTTTGGGCAAAAAAGTTTTCAAAAATAAAAAAAAGGTCGCGCGCGTCGAGTAGCAGAGTGTGCCAAGTGTGCCACCGTAAATTTTTGTCGTGGCACAGCTATAACCCTTGGTATTCCTCACTAATAAGCCAAAAACAGGGGTGTGCCAAGTGTGCCAGAGGTTTTTTCTTATCACAAAAAAAAATAATAGGGGCAAATATTCTACTATACGTGGCACAGCTACCTATCTTTTAGCCCCATTTTCGTCACAAATGAAATACTAGACGCATTTGTGCCATAATTGATGATTTTCTTTACTCCTGGCCCCTGTAATTCAAGATCCGCGTACGGTTTCCATTGCTTACGTATCAGATTTAGCTCTAAAATCAGATTCGACCATTGTTTGGGACTTATGTTTGTCCCGACTATAGTTACCTTTTTCATAATCTATGCACAGTTTACCATCTAAATGGTCCATCTCGTGCTGGATGCACCTTGCTTCTAGATCGTAAAATGTTTTCTTCTGCTCCTCTCCTTTTTCGTTTTGATACTTTAGAACGATTCTAATGTGTCTACGCACATCACCTTGTTTTCCTGGAGCTGATAAACAACCCTCATTATCACGTAATGTTTCATCAGATTTCTCTAAAATTTCTGGGTTAATAAATACTTTTTCATTAGTTTGACTGCGTGAACAGTCCATAACAAACATACGCAGCTGATATCCTACCTGTATCGCAGCTAAACCTATGCCGTGGTGCTGATACATAGCCTTATACATCCATTTAATAAGTCTTTCAGTCTTCTCATCTAATGGAAAAGGCACAGTATTACTCTTTGATCTTAAAAATACGTCAGGATACTTGACCAATTCTACATACATAAGTGCCCCGCAGTCTCCCGTGAGGCACTCAATAGGCCCTTATCCATTATGGATTCTATCATAGTCTAAAAGTTGTAGATTGAAGTTGTGTTGTGGCTCTATCTTTTTTTAACACCACACGCCAGGCAGCAGAGCTATTCTGCTTACCAATTAATGTACTTTCTTGCAATTCTATTTTACCAATTTCATTAAGACCACCTTGATCGTTTTCCATATAAATAAAACAATCTGATACTGCAGTACCTTTGTTTCCGTTAGTGAACTTGTCTAGTATCTGCTGAAGATCTCTCATTCGAAGACTCATCTAGTTTCCTTCCTATTTCTTTTATTAGTTGATACCACTTACGACCCCACATCTCTCTTATTTCTCCAGATGTATTCCAATATGCTTTAGCTATATTATCCAGTCGTTTTTGATCTATTTTTATAATACTCATCTACCCTCCTTAAAAAGTTGTGCATACTTTGTTTAAACTCTTCGCCCTCAATAACAAACTGTTGATAGTAATTATCTTTTGTACACATCATCACAACACCTTTTGTAATTTGTGTATTGAATAAAATATTATGAGCCATAGCATATGCAGCTAGCTGAAGCTTATAATCTCCTATCCATTCTGGTCTTTTAGGTTTGTTACTTTGTTTGAAGTCTATGATTGCATCCTCACCTTTGTGTATGCCTACTAAATCTGTTTGGCCTGCGTAGAGTCCTGGGTAGTACAATGTGCATTCTGTACCGTAATATTCTGTAACATCAGATAATCCATTTTGTATAATTTGTATTGCCATATTGTGAGCTTGCTTACCTACATTGGTTTGATCTACATAGCCCTCTTCCAATACATACTTTTCAAGGATCTTGTGCATCGCCGTTCCACGCACCGCGGCCTCCGATTTAATCTTCTCTGCAGCTTCTTCCCCGATCCGCGCTGCCCAGTCCGCTAGTGATTTCTTTTTCTCCTCGGGTTGTGTAGCGTCTAAAATGGTAGTGACCGATGGTAACTTCTCCGTGTCAAACACATAATGTCGTTTACCTTCTATCTTTTCCCGTTGAGTCTTTGGGTATCTATAACTATTATTTTTTTTCATATAAGTTTCTTTCCATCTTTCAAAGTTAAGTCACCAATCATCTTCGGTATCATAGTATTATTACCAAAGTGAGTATTATCCGGCAACATCTTCTCATACCAAATAGGCTCCGGTAATTTTTTTAAATTCCAGGCCCAATAAGAATTATCATTAAACCTACACACATACCCAGGTATCTTATTTAAAATTTTACCTTGGTTCACTAAAAAATCGTATTTCTTTTTTTCAATTAAAGATCCATTAAAGTCGTGTGGTCCATATCGTTCTCTATTCTTTAACTCTTGTATGTAATTAGTATTTTCTATATCCATCGAACTATACTCTTCGTGTATCTTACGACAAGGGTCATCAAAAAAAATTTTCGTATTTAACTCTTCAATCATTCTTTGTTGTGTATTTCTCCAACTCATAATTGTAATTAAGGGCCCGAAGGCCCTTTAATTAATGTACTCTATGCTCCTCTTTATTTTCATATTCTTTATCTTCAAAGAATCTAGATAATCTAATTTTTTTATCAGATGATAGACCTGTATTAAAGATAGCTTGAAATTGTGAGATATAATCTTCAGTTGAGATTGCTCCTAACAATTTAGCGCCTTTAGATTTCATAGCAGCTTTAAACCTAGCAAAGTCCCATTTTGGACACTTGTCAGCTACAAGATAAGCTCTAATAAAACCTCTCTTCAAAGTTTTAGAGTTATCTAATACATTGTTAATGTATTGCATCTCGTGTGCTATTCTATCAA